CCGAAGCCGTTGTTCTGGACCATTTCCTCGCGGTGCTTGTCCGAGGTCTGCACCGTGACCAGGTCGCGCCATTCGTCGCGGTTGTTGTACGACATGCCGAACATGCTGAACACGCCCGGCCAGAGTGCTTTCGGGTGGTTGCCCGTAGTGATAATGCCAGCCATGATTTACACCCCCGCGACTTGGTTGGAGAATTGGTGACGGTTGATCGTCACCAGCCATTTGCACGAGTAGCCGATCGCGTTGTCCTCGCGCGGGACCGGCGTCACCAGGTGCAGGTCCAGCGTGTTGGTGGTCGCCTCGGTCGCGTTGTTGACCTGCGTGCCGGAACGGCCGGTCACGGTGCTGCCGGCGCCAACGACGAAGTCGATGTTCAGGCCGACGTCGTTGGCGGTCAGCGCGGTGCCGCTCGAACCCTCCTGGATCTCGAAGATCAGGTCCGGGTCGTCGGCCACATACACCTCGCGCAGGGTCGAGGCGGCGCGGTAGACCGTGCTGTCCTGGGTGGCCGGCTTGACGCCGATGACGACGCCGGCAATCACGTCGCCGGTGGCGGCGCGGGTCACGTCCTGCAGCACGCGACCGTTGATGGTCTGGCCAGTGCCGGCCAGCTTGACGAAGTCGCCGATGAACAGCGCGGTGCCGTCGCCGGCGGCGGTGGAATAGGTGCGGAATGCGCCGTTATAGGGCGCCCCGTTGCGATGCGAGACAGGCGTTGCGCCTGCCGGGGTGTCAGCATTTGCCATGTGGCTGCTCCAAAAGAAAAGCCGCCCGGAGGCGGCCTGTTGTCAGGTTGCGGGTGTCTAGCCCGGCTCTCGTCTGGTGGCGTCGATACGGATGCCGCGCCCCTCGTCGGGCACGTAGGCTCCCTCGACTTCTTCCAGTTTTCCCTTGCGGATGCGCCGGTCGGTTTCCTCGACCTTGGCGACTTTTGCCGCTTGGTCTTCCTGGTAATACTCCTGCCTGATTTCCATCAGGTACGCCTTCTGGCCGGTCGTCTTGTCGACCACGCGGGAGACGCGTGCGCCCAGGTCTCGGTTCTCGTTGTCCACGTCCGGGTCGCCGATCTGCAACGACTGGTCGACCACGAATTCGTAGCCGCCTTGCCCGGCCAGCGCGAGCCGGCCTTCGGTGTCGTTGATCCAGCGCCGCACGTAGCCCTGCCTTGTGGGAACCGACAACTTGGAGCGCGCAACGCCCAGCGGTACGCGTTTACTCCTGCCTTGTTCTTCGCGATTCTCTGCTCGTGGTACTCGGCTCATGATCACGCTTCCTCGAAATATTGTTTGACGTAGTCGGCCTTGAACTTGGCCATCGCTTTTTCGTCGCCGCCGAAGCCGTTCTTGGCCATGCGGTCGCATGCCGCGCGCGCCTCGGCTGGCATGTCGGCATAGGCCTTGCCGCCCTTGCGCGGCCCCGGCGCGGCGCCCTCGACGCTCTGCGCGCTCTCGCGGCGCGGGTTCGTGAACTTCTCGGGGAAGCGCTCCTTGACCTTCTTCGCGACCAGGTCGAGGAAGTCGGCGCCGGTGGCCTTCTCGCCGTTGTTACGCATGCGCTGGGCCGCGAACTCGGCGTACTCCTGCAGTTCCGGTTCGGACAGCCACTTGTTGCGCGATTCCCACTCCTTATACACAGGGTCGTCGCCGGGGTTGTCCTGCTTGGCATTCTTGGCCGCGGCCTTTTCGGCATCGCTGCGCAGCTTCTCGATCGCGTCGTCCACCTTCTCGAAGGCGTCGCCATCACCGGCGGCCAGCGCTTGCTTGCGCTGCTCCTTCAGGTCAGCCAGGGCACGGTCGTAGGCGCGCTGCTCGGTCTTCGACAGGTGCTCGGCGAAATCGCGCGTGGTCCGCTCGAGCTCGGCAATCTTAGTTTCCAGGCGCTTGTTCTGCGCGCGCAGCAGCGGCACTTCGCGTTCGCCGCGCTCGATAAACTCGCCGGCGTCGCGCCACTTGGATGGATCGCCCCTGAATTCTTCTTTCGGCGTCCAGCCCATCGCGCGGGCACGGGTTTCGAGTTGATGCTGAGCCTCGTCGGGTTGATTCTGCTGGTCGGCGCCTTGCTGGCCAGCTTCGCTGGTCGTGACAGTACCACCGGCACTGCTTTCGTCGCCTTCGGGCTTGCAGAATGAGTACTTCTTCCTGAGGATTTGCATGAATCTTCCTTTACTTTTGGATGACCAGGATGGCCGACACGTCCTTGTCGTTGGCCAGGCGGTATTCGGCACCGTCCGAGCCCTTGACCACGTAGCCGGCGTATTTGGCGAACCAGACCGTATCGCCGATCTGCGGAACTTGACCGACCCAGTCCTCGAAGGCGTTGCCGCCCGCCGCGATCAGTTTGCCCTTGACCTGGGCCATCTTCTCGCGCTCGGTGGTCTTGTCGACCAGCACCAGGCCGGCGGCCTTGGCGCGCTTCAGGGTCTCGTCGGTTTCCTCGGCCTGCTCTGGCAGGATTAGGATTTTGTATTCGACCGGTGCAATGCCGGAGGTGTTGACCGGGCCGTTTCGGCCCCGATGCTGCGCAAGCTCTGCGGCTTCGAATTGATCGGCGTTCATTGCGGCGCTCCTTCCTTGGGCAGACTATCGCGATAGAACTGGCCAATCGCGTCGTCGTCCAGCGTCACCAGCTCGTCAGCCATTTGGCAGCGTGCCACCGCCATCAGGTTGTCCGGGCTCTCCGGCGGCAGGCTGCCCTGCGCCCATTTCTCCATCAGCGCCGCCCGGTAGTCCAGCAGGTACTGGTGGAACTTCTGCGTCAGCGGGTGTGCCACCCACTCCTGGTACTCCTCCTTGCTCATTCCCTGTGCTGCCATTGGTGCTTCCTCCCTGTGGTTGCTGCGGTTGTACTGCTGCCTTGACGCGCTCCAGATGGCCGTCCAGCATTGTCTGAACCTGCATCATCAGTAGCTCGAATTCGGGTGCGCCGGCGGTTACCTCGGCCTGCGCCAGCTTGAGGGTGGCCGATGCTTCCAGATCGGCGGTCTTTGCGTGCAGATTATCGATTTCTGCCATAGCCTTTTCGGCCTTCGCATTGACCTCGACTTCCATCGCCTGAACCTTGGCCTGCACCTCGAGTAGCTTTGGGTCTTGCGGCGGTGGCGGCGGGTCCTTGACCAGCAGCGCGTCCGGGTTCGGGTCCTTCATCGCGACCAGGAAGCGCCGGCGCAGCTCGAACTGGTTGATGAACTGGTCGCCCTTGAACTGCATCAGCGCCTCGGCGCGCGCCAGCTCCTGTGCGTCCGACACCAGGTTCGGATCGCTGACTGGCGCCACGTCGGTGTCGTCGCCGCGGTAATCCTCGAGGTAGATCGGCAGGCTCTTGTCCTGGAAGCGGAAGTACTCCTCCGGGTTCAGGTACAACTGGTTCAGCCGGAACAGCTTGGCGAACTCCTGCTTGAGCGAGCGGTGCACGCGCTTGTAGATCGCGGAAAACACCTTCTGGCCCTGCTCGATGAGCGCCAGCGTGGTCGTCGCCGTCTGGTTCTGCTGCTGCTCGCCGGTCAGGATGTCCTTGACGCTGGAGATATCCTTGCCGGCCTCGATCAGCATGCCGAGCAGCTGGAACAGCACCGGGCTTGGGCCGGGGAACTGCATGTGGTAGATGCTGTCGGCGATCTTGCCGCCGGCGCTGTCCACCGGCTTGTACTCGCCCGGAGCGAAGCGTGCAGCGCCGCCTTTCATCTTTAAGCCTGCGCCGATGAAGCCGCCGCCGGTGTTGGCCAGTGTGCCGGCGTCGAGCAACTGGTTGAGCACCGTGTTGACGGTCTCGTTGATCGGGTTCAGCAGCAGGCCCAGGCCGACGTCGTACGAGCCGCCGTCCGGGTTCGGCATGAACGGATACTTGGTCCAGTAGCCGACCGGCTCGATCTTCGACACCTCGCCCTTGGCGTTCAGGTAGATGCCGTCCTCGTCGAAGCGGGCGACGATGCGCGCCACCTCGGAGGTTTCCTTGACCACGGTGACGATGTATGGCTCCTTGTAGCCGTCGCCATCGAGGTCGTACCAGCAGTGCTGCTCGAGGAACTCGTGGTGGCCGTCCTCGTCGTTCGACGCGCCGGCTGGCATCCCCAGCTTGACGTCGACGAACACGCCGCCGCGCACGCGCTCGACTACCTCGTTCTTGAACAGCGGCAGCTCGTGCGTATGGCGGCGCAGCTTGGCCCACGGCGTGGCGTGGTCGTACACCACGTACTTGGCCGGCACCAGGTCACTGCACGGGCGGCCCAGCATCGGGTCGAAGTAGGTCTTGCGGAATGCGCAGCCGACGATCGCGATCTGCAGCAGCAGCTTGTCGGTGTCCTCGTCCCAATCCTGAATCTGCTCGAGCAACTGGTACGACATGTGCTGGCCGATTCTGTCGGCGCGTTCCTGCTTGGTGCCGTCCGAGTCCGGGCCGATCACCATGCCCTTGACGACCTGCTCGCCGCGCACGATGGCCGGGTAGGCACGTGCGCTGAACTGGATCGCGCCGGTCGTGATCAGCGGGTACTTGACATTGGCCGCCTTCGGCCACGGCCATGACTTCTCCTTGGTGACCTGCATCGCCAAGTCCATCGCCGTGTCCATCTGCCTTTCCCACTCGGCGCGGCTGGCCTTGTCGATTTCGTAACCGCGCTTGACCTCCATACCGATCTTGCTGACGACGTCGGCGTCGAGCATGGGAACGATGTTGGCTTGACCGATGAACGAGCGCAGCAAGTCGGCGGGATGCTTGGCCGCGGGCTGTTCACCGGTTTCGAGGTTATCGCCCTCGATGTCCATGTATTCAGTAGCCACCTATCGCGCTCCTGCCGGTTTGGTCTTGGTCTTCATCGTCATCCCATGGATCCATCTGCGCCGGCCCCGCGAACGTCAGCACGAAGGCGTCAGCGCGGTCCGGCGACTTGCCGAATTCGGCTTTGTATTCCTTTTTCGACTGCATCAGCAGCAGCCCATCCTTGTACTTGTACTTGACCGATGCGAGCTGGGATCGGAGCTCGCCGTCGTCATCCATCGCGACCGGCGGCTCGGCCAGATAGTCGCGCGCATCGCGCCACATCTTGGCCTTCAGGTTGTAGTTCTTGCCGTCCGACTGCCGCGCGCCGGTGTGCACGCCTACCACCTTGGAGGCGTAGCGGCCGCGCCGCAGCTGGTCGAAGCATGAAACGCCGGGGCCATCCAGTTCGATCACGATGACCTCGATCCAGCCGCCGGCCGCGACCAGGTCGTCGCATTCCGACTCGACCACAGCTGCCAGCTGGATTCCGTCCAAGCCGCGGCGCGTCGCTTGCTTCAGGTTCAGCCGGCCGCGGCGTTTGTGGATTACGCTCTCGTCGTCACCAAAGTGCGCAGCATCGACACCCAATCGCCAGCCGCCGAGCACCTCGATGTCGGCCGGTCCGTTGCGCTGCGCGTCCGAAACCAGCTTGCCGTTGATCCAGGCATCCGACACCGACGCGTTGTAGTCGATGTCGATTTCCTGCGCCACGATCACCGGATCCAGCGTCGCGCACTGCTTGCGGTACCAGGCCTCGTCCTTGCGCGGATCCTGCCGCCAGTGAAAGGTGAAGACCGGAATCTTGCCGCCGTGGCGCTTCTTGTAGAACGGGTTGCCGTTGCCGTTCACCGTCGAGAGGTCGATCTTGCAGTTCGAGGTCTGCGACAGCGCGGCGTCGATCGCCTCCGGGCGCTCGTAGAACGCCGACTCGTCCTTGAAGTAGATCGAGGTGCGGTTGCCGCGCCCGATGTTGTCGCCAGCCTCGCCAACGATGGCCGAACCATTCTCGGGGTTCAGGATGCGCATGTGCGGCGCATGACGACTTTCGACGTAGCCTACCGGTCGGAACTCTGACGGCAGCAGGGCGACGAACTGGCGCACCTTCCAGAACAGCGACTTCGGGTCGCCCAGCTTGTCGACGTACTCTTCCTTGCGGCTGCCGAAGCCGATCACCACGCCCGGGTAGAACAGCCACATCCATACTGCGATCGCGACACATAGCCACGAGATGCCCATGTCGCGCGACTTCTCGGTCAGACCATCCTCGCGACCCTGCCAGCGCTCGCGCACCCAGGTGACGAATTCCTCCTGACGCGGGAACAGCACGAACGGCACCACGGTCGGCAGACCAATCTCGGCATTACGCGGATCGAACGTCATGCCCCAGTCGTTGATGAAGTCGACCGGGTTGGCCTTGTAGTGCGCCTTTAGGCCCGGCAGGATGCCCGGGTCGGTTCGCAGCCGCTGCAGCCGCTCGGCGCGCAGCGCATAGACCCGCTCGTAGTCCGGCGCCTTGAAGTCGAACCAGTCAGGCGCCCCCATCGAGCATCCTCTTGTACGCCTCCTCGGCACTGATGGTCACCGTGGACTCGGTCTTCATCGGCGGCAGGTCTTCGGCACCGCCGTGCGCGACCTTCAGGCCGTATTGCTTCGGCTTGAGGCGCTGCGCTGCCTCGATGCGCGCATAAATGCGCAGCTTCGCCTTCTGGATCGAATCCTTGTCGTTCTTGCAGTTGTCCGCAATCTCCACGATCTCGTCAAACTGCGTGTCGATCTGCGCGCTCTTGGCTGCCTCGTACATGGCAGCGAACAGCGGCTGCTCCGCCTTCCAGCGAAACACCGTCGCCTTGCTCGGCATGCCCTTGCGCTTGCAGATGGTCGCGATGCTGTCGGTGGTCGACGCCATTGCCGCGCAGAACGTGGCGGCCAGCTCCGGGTCGTATGCTGCGGCCATTGCTCTTCCTCGTGAATCTTCCTGTGGACGAAAAAAAACCGCCTCCGACGATCACGCGAGCAGCGGCCAAGGCCTTGGCGGTGTCCAGGCACCAAGGGCAGGAGATACGGTTCGAAAAGCAAAAAAAAGCCCCGGCGTCATCACTGACAGCGGGGCTCTCGATTCCTTCGGAGACGCCGCGGGCTCCCATCGGGAACCCGTACGCGTCTTGAAGGACGGAAATAAGTTGTTGCGCGGAATGTAACGCTAAAAATTCCCGGTGTCAACAGCATCCTCGATTGCCCCTTGCGCCGCCCTGAACCGCTCCACAAACTCGCGGACCGGAAACGAGCACTTGCGCGCCACCACCTCGGGCCGGGCCTGCTCGATGTAGCACCAGTTCAGCAGCAGGCGCTGCGGGAACGGAATCCTCGGCATGGCGAGCTGGATGCGCGCGGCGTCCTTGCTGTCGATGCTGTCGCCCACCTCGTGGCCGCTCCAAACGTCGCCCAGCGCGTTGCGACGCATGCTCTCGCAGATCGCGCCAGTCATGCAGTCGGCACCATGGCTGCCGCGCGCGGTCGCCCACCTGGCCCAGTTTTCGAGCCGCGCGCCGATGTCCTTCCGCTCGCTCACGCGAAGTCCTCCACCAGGTCGGCGGCCGGCGCCGTGGCGTCCCGCTGCCGCAACCGCAGCATCGCCGCGACACGGAAGCCGAATGCGAAGCCGCCCAGGAAGCCGATGATCAGGCAGCAGAGGCAGGGGAAAATGAGGGCGTCCATGATGTCTCCTCAGAACGGCATCGGCGCTTCAACCTTCGGCGCGCCTTCGATTGCCCGCGCCAGCGACAGAATCGCCAGCGCATCGGCGTGGTTGTCGTCCACCGGCGCGAAGCCCTTGGCCTTGGCTGCCGCGATCATCTCGTCTTTCTTTGCGTTGCCCTTGCCGGTCCAGTGCTTCTTGACCTGGCCGACGCCGACCGGGCGCAGCGGGACGTTGTTCGCCGCGCACCACATCTCCAGGCATGCGAGAAAGCCGCCGTAGACGTGCGCCGCCAGCGTTCCGGCGTGCTGCTTCACGTCCTCGTAGTAGACCGCGTGGATGTCCCCGGCCTGCTGCCGCTGCTCGGCCAGGAACGCGCGGAACTTCAGCCAGCGCTGGCCAGATGCTTCCATGCGCCTCGGCGCGAAGTTCTGGCTGCCGCTATGCACGGTGCCGTCGCGTGAACAGCGGGCCCATCCGGTTTGCGTCCCAATATCGACCGCCAGGATATTCATGCTCGCACCTCAGTCGCAGTCGTGTGAGCCTGGCCACGAGGACCAGCGCTGGGCAAGCGCTGGCCTCGCACGATGCCACCGATGGTTGTCTTCGAAAGCCCGTGCGCCTTCGCGAGCTGCGTCAGGGAGTGGCCGTCGGCACGTTGCTGACGAATCTGTTGCGCAAGTTCCCAAGTCACTTTGGCTGCGAAGTGCTCCTCGCCAGCCTTGTACGTGCCGTGCTCCCACCGGTCGGCAGCATTTCCAACTGGGGTATCCCATCGCAGGTTGTCAGCCCTGTTGTCGGCTCGGCTGCCGTTTCTGTGGCAAACCTGCGTTTGCTCTGGCAGTGGCGCTGGCAGAAACGCTTCGGCAACCAGGCGATGAACCAGAGCGTGAGTTACCTTGGAGTTGCGGCAGAGGGCTGCGCGCAAGTACCCGGTGCTGGTCGGGCGCAGCGTCAGGGCCTGGCCTGCACGTGAGCGGTGATAGATGGCTGCGCGACGCACGCGGCCGCTCGACGACACCTCATACTCGGGCCATGATGGGATCGGCCGCCATTCTTCGGTTTTGACAAGGATGTTCACAGCGCCCCCAGCAGGAATTTCGACAGGTCCCTCGCGACATCGCGCGGCAGCGACAGCACGTTCTCGCCATTGCGCTCGATCTCGACCTGGCCGTCGGACCAGACGGCGAAGCGCCACTGCGGCACGGAGACCGGCACCGGCTCACGCAGCGCCTGGCGCAGGTTGCGCAGCGGCTGCTCCGCGTTCTGCTCAGCGAACTTCGGAGTGGCCGGCGCCTCGACGCGGCCCAGCTCCGCGCCGGACTGCAGCGCGTCCGGCTTATCCGCCTTCCGCCGCTCATATGCGACCACGTTCGGCCCGAGCGTCCAGACCTTGCCATCGCGGACCAGCCGGCCGTTCTGCACGGCACTGCTCAGCTCAACGGACGGGTACTGGTCCGCCCGCAGGTCGAGCAGCACGCTCAACTCGGCTGAGGTGGCGCTGCCGCGCTTCTCGACGAATGCGACGGCAAGCCCCGTACGCGTCAGCGTCGGATTGGCTTCGCGGAAGGCAACGATCTCGGCGCGATTCGCTTCCAGTTCGGCGGCGCTCGGCCGCTCGATCAGGTCGAGGTCGTCTCTCATTTCGCACCTCGCACGTGTGCCTTGTGCCGCCGCACGTTGCGCGCCTTGCGGGCTGCGCGCTGTTGCTGGGCCATGGTCGGGCCGCGACGCGGATAGGTCCATGTGCTCAGCGAAACAG